AGAGCTAGATGCTAAAAATACGTCCACGTAATCTGCGGATTCGTTATATTTAAATTCGTTATCGGCATCTGGTGTGTCATTAACTTTCGTTAACTCTAAACCATCTTTGTATAAATTTTCTATGTATCCAGTATTATGTAATCTATAAAGATTTGTAGATGGATTTGTCCAATTTGACATTAGTACACGTTTACGATCATAGCGATCTATATCACTAACTATTGCTTGTAAATCGGTTGTTATATTGCAGAATGCTGTTAAGTAACTCATGCTTGTGCTATCTCACTAGTTATGCTACTAGTAGGTAAAATGGTGACATCAGGTATATCAGTGCAAATAATTAATGCAATCATTGCTCCTAAAATCATATCCATATCCATTCGTGGATCTTCTAATTGACGTGTTAATTCTTGTAACTCGTGCATTGTATCAATTAATATATCTATTTTTTCTGTTTCATCCATATTTCTGTACTATCTCGCAAAACTTCTCTGGAGTACCTTTGCCTTTTGCAGTGTTATAGTATGTTTTCCATTGATTTGCTTGGTCTTCTAATGTTTTTGGTAGTTTTTTAGGTATTCTACGTAGGTGTAATCTACAAAAAACTATTTGAGCTGCAAGGTTCGTAGTTAAAATATATTCCCAATCCTTTTCAACTGGCGAAGTAAAATGTGACCAATCTAAATAACATGCCTTTGCAACTTTCTTCATTAGTTCTTCTCGATACTGGAGATAGTTTTCTATTATATCTATCGCTACCCAAGGTTCACATTGATAGACACCACGTGCAGGTCCTTTAATTTGCTCAATATAAATATACTTTGACTCCACTAATCCAATATTATAAATAAACTCTGCTGCTTCAGAAGAATATAAGTCTATTTTCTGTAAGACACGCTTAATGAGTTTTTTTACTTGGTCTGGATTAATCATTTGCGCTTCATACCTTTTTTCATCTTCTTCTTTTTAACTTTTATTTTCTTGGACTTCTTCTTCTTTCCATAATGATACGGCATTATCTTGCTCTCCTTACTTTCTTGGCAGTTCTTTTGGAATAACTAGCTTTCTGCTTACCTTGTTTACTAGCAGCTCTTTTAAGCCTATTCTCATATGCCTTTTGTGATTTCGTTAAATTCTTACGTACACTAGCAGGTAAATATCTACCTCGCTTTCTGCGTGGTTTCTTTTCATCACCTTTTGTGACGTAACCCCAGTCTTGCTTTGTCCATTTCTTTAGACTTTTCTGTGATTTCTTCAGTGCCATTATTTATATCCACCGCCTGCTTTCTTATATGCTCTTGCTAACATCTGTGCTTTTCTTGCACTCCATTGACCTGCTCTACCGCCTTTATTACCTGCTTTAATACGATAAAAGATCCGCTTACGCAGTGATGGTTTAGTATAGTTACCTGCTTTATTTACAGATGATTTCTTTCTCATTTACCTACCTTTCTCATTGCACTAGTATGAGATTGACCGAAAGTTGCACCTTTACGCATTGCAGATACCATAGATCGTAAATGCTTTGCAGTGTGATGCCTTGCGTGTCTACGCATTGCAGCGACCTGCCTTTTACTTAATCCTGTTACACTAACACCTTTTACTTTCATTACCACTTTACCTTGTTGGACCAGAACTTTGCTGAGAACTTATTAGTTGTTCGTCCGTGCCTTGCATAGTATGCTCTTCTTCTAGCCTGTTGCGCTTTACTTTTTGGGTTCTTACCTGCGCCACGTACACCTTGCTGTCCAAATCTCACTACTTTATATCTACCGCCACTAGATGCCATCACTACATGTGATTTTGTTTTGTGACTTGGTGTACGTTTTGGTTTATTTACTCCACGTAGACCTAATCTACGCATCGTTGCTTTGACTCGTGCAGGTACTGCCATTACTTACCTTTAATTAAACCGATAGTAATAGACTGGATTACTTCTACTAACTCTTTAAACATCTTACCTTCTTTCTCTTCCTTTACAAAAGGTATGTTTATTTTGTCGTTTAATAGTTGCGCTAACTTATCTGAAAACGCATCTGATGCTATATGACCAACTGCTTCATTTTGCATTTTATCTGCTTGTTCTTCCGCTAGTTTTACTAGCATTGCTTTTATATCCATTATATGAACCTCATTATTATATTTATCATTATTGGAAATGTTACTAATGCAACACCACCCCAAGTCTGTATTTTAGCGATAGCAATATCATGCCGATCTACCTTGCCATTTAACTGGCTTAAATGTTTTTCAATTCTACCTAGTGAAGAGTAAATATTTTTTAATCTTTCATCGTGCCTAGTCAGTATTCGTGTTAAATCGTTATTATCCATGTCTTCCATTCCCATTCATACGACTCATAATACCATCCATTCTTGATAACTGCTTTTCTAAATCTGATACAGCTTCCATCATTTGTTCATACCTTCTATCTCTCACTGCATCTGATTCATTCCATCTATTAATTAGTTTTATAATCATACCTTCCATGTTATTAATACTTTCAGATTGACCTTTATTTTCTACTTCTAAATTCTTTAATGATTCCGCTTGAGCTTCTGACTTCTTTGATAAATTCATCACTAGATATATGAGTAGTGCAGCACATACACCTATCATTCCTGCTTCGCCGTATACTGCCATCATATCCATTATTTTTTCCTCTTTTTCCAAGACATTGGATTCAAATTAATTTTTAGTTCTTTTTCATAAAACATAATTTTTTCTTCTAACTCTTGCCTTTTTGTTTCTTCTTCCATTGTATGCTTTGCCAGTAAATCTTTAATTGTTGTTTCCGCACTAATAAGTTCAGTTTCAAGCCTAGCAATCCTATTTTCCATACGCACACCATAGTAGCTAATACCAGCAACAAAACATAGTATTTGAAATAGCCACTTAATATTAAGATGTATAGAAAAATTGTCGTCAATAACATTAGCACGATAACTTCTAGCAGTTTTTTCACTCATATTCCTTTACTGATTCCCATTGGTTATGTGTAAAGCACCAGTTATCTGAATTAACTCTTATTTTATCTGCATAAAAATGTGAAGTAGAATCCTGATCTAATATTTCTACAAATGCATACATTGTATCTCTTGGTGATGGTTCAAAATCACCTACAGACCAACCATTTGAGCAGCTACCCAACATAGATATAACTAAACTCAAGATTATAACTTGAATTACTATCTTCATATACAACTTCAAAATCTCCGCTTTTTAATTTTTTAATTACTTTGTTCATCTATCCACCACCTGGTTATTTATTATTTTATGAATCATATAGTCGATGCGCCCATGTCCATTAGAATGTTTATCTGCGCATGCAGCAACGTATGCATTTTCAATCGTTTGAAATGAGTCGCTTTTGCGAGTTATCTCACCATCAACCATTAAAAAATAATCTTTTGAGTTTGGATACTGTATTGTAACATAAGAACCATCAACCATCTTGATAACTTTCACCATATTTGGCTTAGTGTTCTTGTGCAAAACTACATCGTGACCTTGAGCGCATCGCCTTACTATCATTTTACTCTTTTTCCTCTGAGTTTAATGATTCTCTGAGCATATTAATAAACGCTTCTTTACCAACAGCTAGTTGGTCAGCGATAAACTGATTACTATTCTGTTTGTTCTGAATATCGTTTATGTGATTTACCATCATCTTTTGCTCGTCAGTCATATCCTCTATGATATACTCTTTATCATCTAGGTTCAAGACTGGCTTCTTTTCTTTTTTTGCCACGATTGACTCCTTATTTGTTAATTATTTTCTAATTCTTTTACTCTTGCAGATAGTTCCTGTACTGCTTTAATTAAAACTGGAACAAGTCTATCTCTTGAAACTCCGAGTAACCCACTTTCCATTTCTGAAACTGCTGGTTCAAAAGATTCTTTCAACTCTTGCGCTACAAAACCAGCCTTCATAGTATCATTACTTTTCTTCCATTCAAAGTCTCTGACTTTAATTGATTCTACCACTTCAAGACCATTTACATCAGTATCTCTTATGTTGTCTTTTAATGAAACATCTGAAGCATCTGTTAATTGAAATGTATTAGAAATGTTTGCTATGTGACCAATATTGTCTCCATTCCCATCATTACAATGAAGATAATAAGTCGTACCACTTCCATCGTCAGCACCAGCCGTAACTTTTAATCCGTATCTATTAGAAGCATTACCATCATTTGTAAACAATCCAATAAACGATGCAGTAGTATTGGCTTTAGTTACAGTTAAATTCCCATTAAATGTCGAATCACCTGACTCATCAATAGTTAAATAATCTGTTGTACTTCTTCGTATTTTAAATTTATCTGAGTCTGAATTATCTACATAAGCATACCAATCTGTTGCACCAGTTAAACTAAATTTTATACTTGCATCGCCAGCGCCATCGTTTTCAATAACGACATCATTAGTACCAACTGTACTTGAATCGTCTCTAAATTGTTTTATTGCACCAGCAAATGTTGCGTTTTGGCTGGAGTCTAAAGTAAGAGCAAGAGTCCCACTATCTCCAGTATTAAATGCTAGAGATTGAGATGCGTGAGCGTAAACAATAGAACCTCTTTGAGTAGCTCCTTCAAAAAATCTAATTTGGTTTGTCCTGTTTGTAGTTGCTCTCATTTCAAAAATTGCTTCACCACCATCAGTAGATTCAATTTTTAAAAAAGCATTATTATTAGATTTAACAAGTGAAAGAGTATCGCCATTAACAGTTACATTACCAGCAAATGTAGCGTTCTGTGAATCATTAATCTCTAAAGCTTGAGTTGATTCAGTATAAAATCTTAAATAGTTACCAGCAGTAGAGCCAATAATCTTATATGAACTATCTCCAAACTGAATTGCAGAACCACTATTTACAGTTACGTTACCTGAGCTATCTATAACCATTCTTTCTGTATTGTCTGTACTAATAGCAAATGAAGTTCCATTCGCACCAATCATAACGTGATTATCATCGCCAGTTGTATTATCTCTAAATGCAATTAAGGCTTGATTATCTGAACTTTCAAAAAGACCTACTATATTTACGCCAGTACTACTATAGCTATGGAAGATTTTTCGTGGAGAATCAGTTCCTATACCTACGTTACCAGCAGAAGTAACTCTAAGATATTCTGTAAGAGTTCCATCTAATGAAGTTTGAAAAACTAAAGCCCCATCCTCACTTCCATTAGTTGAAGATTCTACTACTGTACCGAGTTTAGCATAATCGTGTATATTACCAGCACTATCATTAGCAGAAAGAGTTAAAAATCCACCTGAAGCAACTGAAGAGCGATGCAATCTCAACTGGTCACCAAAAGAAGTATTTGAAATTTCAAGGCTCATTGTTGGAGAAGCAGTTCCTATACCAAGTGAGCCTCCAGTAAAATAAGAGTCTCCATTTGTATTAATTAAAACTTTTGTAACATTACCATCTGCAAACCATTTCTGTGTAGCATCTCCATTTGTGCCTTGTAAAAAACTTAAAGTGTTGCCATCACTTGCCTGTACTTTAAATACATTTGCATCTGATCCTTTAATATTTAAACCCCATCCACCAGCAGAAGTATTTATACCAACACCTGAATTAGTCGTATCAACAACAAAGACATCTCCACCATCATCATTCTTACGAACTAATAAGGCTTCTGTATTGGTTACATCAATTACTTGTGTACCTTGAATTATCTCATCAAAGGATAGTGAGCCACCGCCATCTACCTGGAGATCTCCATTAATTACCAAATCGCCAGTGATTGTTCCACCAGATGATATTTGTGCTGATGTAGTGCTAATTAAATTTTTAAATGATGCCATGATATACCTCTATGCTAAAACAATGCGAACTGTAGACGTTGCACCTTTGCCAAGTAAGTGTAAATAAACAGTGCTACCAACACCATGCGGAATATTCAATTCGTAGATAGTGTCTCCGCCTGCTAAATATAGGCTATTTGAAGCGTTTATTATATCACTTGCAGATGAACTAAAGCCGTAGTAAACATCGCTACTAGGCTGTAATATGATGCTATGAATAGCACTTACATCTAAATTATATTCTGTTCCTGTGGTTACGGATTGTGCAGATTGCACAGAATGATTTGCGGCACTAGAAATATTCAGTGACTCAACAACTGAATGTTTTGAAAGATCAGCCATCTTGTTTCTCCTTTATGAATGCCTTACCGAGCGTAGCTACTCTCATGGGCATTTCGGTTATTTAATCTACAATACCTTGCGCTCTTAAACTAGAATCAGATATTGTTTTACTATGTATGATCGGACTTGCAA